AGTTTTATTATCAATCATCACTTCAATGGGTATTTTTGGTTACCTATCAAAGGCGCACTTAGAACATTCAGTTGTTTCTGGTGGTGCATCAGAAAAAGTATTGATATTAGATGAAAAGATTGCAACCGCAAAAGAAAATATTGTTGTATCTCGTAAAGCACTAAAGCAATTGGATGAAGCAGTAGATCAAACTATGTCCAGATCTACTGATGAAAAAGGAGCTGAAAGAGCTGCAAGCTTAAGACGTTCTCAACAAAAGGAACGTCAACGTTTAATGACTGAGATAGAATCAGAACAGAAAAAGATTAGTACGTTAAATGATGAACGTAGTCCATTAGCAACAGATCTTCGAAAGATTGAGGCTGATGTTGGCCCAATCAAGTATGTAGCAGAATTAATTTATGGTGACTCAACAGCAGAAGTCATCGATAAAGCAGTTAGATTAGTAATCATATTAATCATCTGTGTATTTGATCCATTGGCGATCTTGTTGTTAATAGCAGCCAATATGGAAATGAGGAAAGGTACACCTCGTGTAAGTACCCCTGAAAAAAGAGAGGAAAAGGTCATGGAGACACCCTCTGCGTTATTACCTAAAAAGCCTAAAAAACCTATTAAACCTAAAAGACCGGTGCCTAGTGTTCCTAAAAAGAAACCTACAAAGCCAAAACCTAAGGTAAAACCTATCCCTAAAAAGAAACCTGTAAAGCCTAAAAAAAGACCGCTTAAAAAAAAGTCTGAAGAAGCTTCAGCAGGATTAGACGACGTTATTACGATTAAGAAGAGCACAGTATATCGCTTTGGCGACTAGAAAATGATAACTTATAAATATATGCAGAAGTGATAAAATCTTATTATGACACATATTATGCTCTCAACAATCCATATTAACTTAAAATCGAGGTAGAGAAAAATGGCTTTTCAAGTTTCTCCTGGCGTAGCAATACGCGAAATCGATCTGACAAACGTTGTACCTGCAGTCTCTACTTCAATTGGGGCTACAGTAATTACAGCGAGTACAGGTCCGATAGAGGAGATTGTAACCGTTACTTCCGAGAAAGAACTAGCCGATAAGTTTGGCGTGCCAACAGATGACACAGCTCCATACTTCTTTAACGCAGCATCTTTCCTTAAATACGGTAATAATCTTAAGGTGGTTCGTGTCGCAGGTACTGGTGCAAAGAATGCAACAGCTGGTACAACAAGTGCAGGCACTGGACTTTTAATCAAGAACAAAGATCACTACGATACTAGCTACTCAAACGGTCAAGCTACCGCTGGTTGTTTTGGCGCAAGACATGCTGGTAATCTAGGTAACTCACTAACTGTTTCTTTCGTAACAAATTCTACAGCATTTAATGCTTGGACAGATTATAAAGATCAATTTGATTCTGCTCCTGGCACATCTGACTTTGCTGCATCAAAAGGTGGTACAGCAGATGAGATGCACATTATTGTAGTAGATAGAGTTGGTTATATCAGCGGTGTTGCTGGTACAGTACTAGAAAAATTTGCATATGTATCACAAGCTCGTGATGCTAAGAAATTTGATGGTACATCAAACTACTACAAAGAAGTAATTAATTCAACATCAAATTATATTTGGTGGTTAGATCACTCAGGTGACTTAACTAATGCTGGTTCAGCTGCTTCTGAAAACTTTACTACTATTGATGTACCATATAGCAAAAACTTAGCTGGTGGTTCTGACGGTTCTACAGTTGATGAAGGCGATATTGATACTGGTTTCCAAGTATTTAACGATGCAGAGACAGTAGATGTAAACCTATTGATTAGTGCTCCAACACTTGGTTCTACAGCAGGTGAAACTCAAGCAGCTAACTTAATCGCGATTGCAGAAAATCGTAAAGATTTAATCGCGTTTATCTCTCCTCCAATCAGCGCTACAGCAGCATCAACAACTCCTAAAGAAGACGTTATTGGTTTTGCTGATACACTAACATCATCTTCATATGCATTTATCGATTCGACAGCATTGAAGATTTATGACAAGTATAACGACGTTTATCGTTGGATCCCAGCTGCTGGTCACATGGCTGGTCTTTGTGCTAATACAGACAACGTTGCAGATGCATGGTTCTCACCAGGCGGCTTCAACCGTGGTCAACTATTAGGTATTACAAAGATTGCTTTCAATCCTAAGAAAGCAGAACGCGATGACTTGTATAAGAAGCGTGTTAACCCAATCGTATCATTCCCAGGTGAAGGTACAGTATTATTTGGTGACAAGACTCTTCTAAGCAAACCATCAGCATTCGATCGTATTAACGTACGTCGCTTGTTTATCGTTTTAGAAAAAGCAATCTCAACTGCTGCTAAGTATCAGTTGTTCGAGCTTAACGACGAATTCACTCGTGCTATGTTCCGTAACATGACAGAACCTTTCCTTCGTGAGATTAAAGGTCGTCGTGGTATTACAGACTTCAAAGTAGTTTGTGACGAGACAAACAACACAGGTGAGATCATCGACAGCAACCAGTTTGTTGCAGATATCTACATCAAGCCAGCACGTTCTATTAACTTTATTACTCTGAACTTCATCGCTACTCGTACAGGCGTTGACTTCGCAGAGATCGGAGGTTAATCATGGCTATTCTTGGAGTAGATGATTTTAAATCAAAACTGATTGGTGGCGGTGCACGTCCTAATCTGTTCAAGGCAACAGTAAACTTCCCAGCTTTCGCAGGTGGTGAAGTTGAATTGACTAGCTTCTTAATTAAAGCTGCTCAATTACCAGCATCAACGATCGGTACAATCAACGTTCCATTCCGTGGTCGTCAAGTACTTATCGCTGGTGATCGTACATTCGAACCTTGGACTATCACAGTAATTAACGATATCGACTTCAAAGTGCGTAATGCATTTGAACGTTGGATGAATGCTATTAATCAGCATCGTAACAACACAGGTTTAACAAACCCAGTCGACTATCAAGCTGATTTACAAGTAGCTCAGTTAGATAAAGCAGGTAATGAAGTGAAAGTGTATAACTTCCGCTCAACATTCCCAACAGCATTATCAGCTATTGAGTTGTCTTATGAATCAACAGACGTAATTGAAGAATTTACAGTAGAGATGCAAGTTCAATACTGGGAATCTGACACAACGTCTTAATTTAACGTTGGTAAATAGAAGGAGAGGGGAAACCCTCTCCCTCACTTTGTTATTATAAAAGGCATAAAAAATGGAATTATTCGGCTTCGAAATATCTCGTAAAAAGCAAGAAGAAGAACAGGCTAAGAAACAATCGTTTGTTGCACCTGACATCGATGATGGCGCGACCGTCGTTGCTGAGGGTGGTTACTATGGCCAATACGTTGATATTGAGGGTGTTAAGGCTAAAGATGATGCGGACTTAATTAAGAAGTACCGTGAAATCTCTCTTTATCCTGAATGCGATGCAGCAATCACGGATATCGTTAATGAAGCGATCGTAGCAGATGATGATATACAACCTGTTGATGTCATCACAGATGATCTAAAATACAATGATAAGATTAAAAAATTAGTTAAGGAAGAATTTGATGGTGTTATTAAACTATTAAAGTTTAATTCACATTCTCATGATATCTTCCGTAAGTGGTATGTAGATGGTCGTATCTACTATCATATGATTATAGATGAAAAGAAACCAAAGGATGGTATCGTAGAACTCCGTCCAATCGATTCATTAAAGATTCGTAAAGTACGTCAAGTTATTGAAGAAAAAGATCTCAAGACTGGTGCTAAGCTTATTAAAGGCTTCAATGAGTTTTACATCTATAACGACACAGTAATGAATAACACGACTCCTGGTGGTATGAGCGGAGTTCGTAACACACAAGGTATTAAGATCGCTAAAGACTCGATCGTTTATGTACCATCTGGTTTGGTTGATGCTACTTCTAAGAAGATGCTTTCATATCTTTATAAAGCATTAAAACCAGTTAATCAATTAAGAATGATGGAAGACTCATTAGTCATCTATCGTATGGCTCGTGCACCAGAACGTCGTATATTCTACATCGATGTTGGTAACTTGCCTAAAGGTAAAGCTGAGTCATATCTACGTGATATCATGGCTCGCTATAAAAACAAGATTGTTTATGATGCTACTACTGGTGAAATCAGAGATGACCGTAAACATATGGCTATGTTGGAAGATTTCTGGTTACCACGTCGTGAAGGCGGTAAAGGTACTGAGATCTCTACACTACCAGGTGGTGAAAACCTTGGTCAGATCGAAGATATCATTTACTTCCAGAAAAAACTATATCGTTCATTGAATGTTCCTATGTCTCGTATGGAATCTGAAACAGGTTTTAACTTAGGTCGTTCAAATGAGATATCAAGAGACGAACTTAAGTTTAATAAATTTGTAAGTCGTTTACGTAAGAAGTTTGCTGAACTATTTTTACAAGTATTACGCACTCAACTTCTGTTAAAAGGTATTATCTCCCGTGAAGATTGGGAAAATATTAAAGAAGACATCATTGTTGACTTTAAGAAAGATAACTACTTTGCTGAACTTAAGGATGGTGAGATCCTTAGAGAACGTATGAATACCTTACAATTGGTAGATCCATTTGCTGGTAAGTACTTCTCTCAACTTTGGATCCGTAAGAACATCCTTCGTCAGACTGATGAAGAGATTGAAGAGATGAATGTGGAGATGGAATCTGAACCTCCATCAATTGCACAACTAGAACTTCAAGCTCAGATGCAACAGCAGCAACAAGCATTAGAACCAACCCCTGAGAACCCAGCTAATCCTTTAGCTGATAATCAAGAACCAACTGCTTGAAAAAGCAAATTATTATAAATATATTGAAAGAAGGCAATGATGAGTGATTTAGCTAATAGTCTATTAGACGCTATAGCAACTGGCAACCAAGAAGAAATGAATGCTAGGTTTTCAGCTGCAATGAATGATAAGATTAATGATACCCTTCAAGCTAGAAAAGTAGAGCTTGCACAACGCATCTATGGCGATGTACAGGCTAAACAAGCAGCT